TTAGGTGCGTATACTTCACCTGTTTCAGAAGATTTTTTACCGCTAGCAGTTGTCCAATCTTGACCTGTCCAGGTTTTTAAACTTCTTTGTGTTTTTTTTAAAGGCATTTATTCTCCAAAAATAGTTATATAAGAATCTACTCTTCTAGGAGAATTTATTCTTCTGTTAATTATTTGATAGGGCATGTCGCATTGATCTAGTAAGTTCCAAAAAGACTCTCTACCTGGGTCACACATAATAAGACGTTTATTTTCTTTTATAATCTTATTTATAAATTTAATCCATAAGTCAGTATGCACATCCCAAAAACAAACATCACTAGCTAAAAAAGTTCTATAAGGTGATATATCAAATTCATCAGAGAAAATATTTTGTACACAAAACTTTGTATCTACATCCATGAGTTTACACATAAGATCAAAGTATGGTTTTACGTTTACGTCACTATCAATACCTGTTATATCTGCTCCCTTCTTTGTTAGAAAACAAGATAAGGCTCCCCAACCACAACCTAAGTCTGCTATTTTTTCTTGATTAAAGTTTATATCTGCAAATAACTCCATAAGTATTAAAGTGCTATTCCAAACTTTATTACCATGCATGTAATGCACATTAGACTTCTTTTTTAATTTTTTTATTTCAGGATGCGAAGAAGTAGGTATTTCTACGCCTTTGAAATAAATATTAGCTTTTGTAGCCGCCACCAGATGCT